TCGTGCCGCCAAATGCTCCTGTTTTTGCTTTTCCTTGTTTGGTGTAAGCAAGTACATCAGCATCTAAACGATCAAGTTCTGCTTGTGCAACTGCTATTGCATCTGCACTACGCTTTTGTGCATCGCCTAAACGCTTGTTTTGTTGTGAAACTTCTTTTTCTGCTTGCTCTCGCAGTCCAGGAATCTTGTCATTCTCTGCTTTTATCTGCGGTGCTAAACTGTTACGAGCATCTTTAATACGTTCGCGCTCACGGGCAATGAGTGCATCAACTCTGCCACTTGTTTCACCTGCTTGTAGTCTAGTTATTTCTCCTGACCAACGTGCTTGCTTTGCTTGCGCTCTAGCAATCTTTTGATCAATAACTTCTGCTTGTGCAATTTGCTCTGTGCCTACACTGCTTTGTTCAATGTGGCTTTTACTTAGAAAGCCAAACACTCCCATACTTGTAATAAACATAAGCACAATGACTGCACTTGTTAAATAACCTTTGATTATAAATGGCGCACGTTTCCAGTGTATGTGTAGCCATACTGTAGCAAGTATTTTACCAACTTCTAGCACACTGCCCATCAATACAATAGGCAAAAATGCTGCAGCAAAAATTGCTGTGAGTCCTAGTATACTGTAGTATGCGGCAATAACGCTGATACTGATTGCAACTAATAGAGTGAGTAGACCTAAAAACATAACTTTATTATACTACCTTCCGTAAGTAAAAGTCAATTACGAAACGTATTTCTTTACTGTGACTGCCCTCTCTCCACCATTGCCTAATGCTCCTAGTGTTGCACCACGAGCTAATTTGATTATCATTGTATCACTTGAAGTAAGTGGAAAACTGCCTGTAGTTGCGCTTCCATTAATTTGAATAAAGCAGTTTCCATCTGTAGTAACTGCGCAGATTAAACTTTTTGCTGATCCTGATGTAATCTCATGTGTAATTGTTGTATCTACGCCATCAGTAGTAGCAGTAATACTTTGACTACCCAAGTAGTCTTTAACAGGGCCGCCAAATTCTCCAAAATCAGCCATTAGCAAACTACCTTATGAACTGTAATTGTAGGCGTGCTTGCTGTCCCTCTGCAACCTAATGTGTTGCCGCTTGGTATTTTAGCAATAAGCGTGTCACTACTAGTCATTGCAAGACTGTTTGCGGTTGCTGCACCATTAATTTCTATTGTTGCGTTTCCACTACTTGTAATAATCATTGTGACATGTCTGCTACTATCTACACTAGATGAATCGTCTGTGTGCGTGATAGTTGTGGCAACATTAGTATTACTAATACAAGTAATACTTTGCTTACCTAGTGTAGCCTTGATAGGACCGCCATAACTTCCGTATACTGCCATTTTATAAACTCCAAAATCTGTGTATGTATTTATTAAAATAAATACTTGATGCTACTTAAAGAAATTACACAACCCAGCGATATGCAAGAACTTAAAATGCGTTTGACAAGTTTCAGAGACTGGTTAACGCAAGGTAGCCATACACCCAAAGAAATTGCCACAGAACTTGAAAGCAACATTGGCGACATTACCCGTGTTGAAATGGAACTAAGTCCTAATGTTGATAAAGGTGACATGAACGCTAGTGCTGCTTATGAACAAGATGATGATGAAGATGGTGAAATACCATTTGAAATTACACTTGTGTTTAGCAACAAAGAAGATCGCATGGCAGTAAATGATCCAAATCCATTAATAAATCGTATACTAGATATGATGAAACACGAAATGATTCATCAAAAACAAGCAAGAGCAAGAGACTTTGAAGATTATACACAGGGCAAAGATAAACGTAACATGAATTACGAATACATGAGCCGTCCAGATGAAATAGAAGCATATGCTATGAACATTGCTGACGAATTGTATCGTCAAGTAGGCAAAGAAGATGCACTAAAACTACTACGCATGGCAGGCAAAACAGCCCAATTTAAAGATGAAATGGGCAATTTTTTAAGTCCAGACTTATTTGCATACATGGGCATGTGGAATTTTGATAGCAAGCATCCTGTTATAAAACGCTTGCTAAAAAGAATTTATCAGTATATTAATACGCACTAATTTGTACGTTTACATCTATGCTTTCACCAACATTACGACTTCTTGTGCTTGACATCACGCCTCTCAGTCCTAATGCTTCATAACTAATACTATATCCTGCAAGGTATTCTTCAGTGCGTTCATTGTACTGTGTATTGCACTTGCTTACCTGTCTATATCCAGTGATCTCCTGATTCTTTTTGTTCTTCATATCACTGCCGATAAGACCACCAATAATTGCACCTGCTGCACCTGCATTATCACCTTTAACAACATTGTTACCGAGAATACCGCCGATAATAGCACCTTCTAGATCCATACCAAACACCGAACTGTCGTTATTCTTTCCTTGTCCATACACAGGTACTTCTTCAGTCCAACATTTTTGCACAGGTTCTGTTACAGTCTTTGTGGCATATCTTGGCTCTACACTTGTTACTGTGCCACGCACAGTGTATGATTCAGCAAGCGCATTGAGTGCAAATAGACTTACGGCAATAAAAGTACCTGCTGCAATTAGATCACGTTTTAATGTCATTGTTTACTCCTTACCGGACTAGGTCCGTCTGTTTCTAGTTGATAAAACCATCCTGCTAAACTATAGCGTGGATGATCTGCTGTTATACTCACAGGACTTATAAAGTGCTTATTGATACGAGTCCCTGTGACTTCACTCACATCCATAATTAATAATCTATTTCCAAAAGGTTCTATACTGTCTACAATAGTTCGTTCATCTTTTCCAAGTATACAAAGTTGTCCGCCCCATTGTGCAAGCCATGTTTCATTAAAATAAAATATATATGCACACCAGCGTCTTGGATCATTATGTGCATTAAGCCAGGCAGTATGATCATAATAACTGTATGTGGGCTGATTTGTAAACATGTTAGTAAAACCTGTTACTTCACTAACAAGATCGTGAAACGTGTAATCAGGCTTTGTCACACTGTAATCTTCTGTAACAATACGATTAAACTCTGTCACGAATCTATTTTTATGTACTTTGTGATGATCCTTTAGAAGCCAATAAGCATAGTGCCAGTAACTAAATTTTCCTCTTGCGTCTTCAATAAATTGTTTATGTATAGGTCCAAATTCATCGCTATCTTTGAATCCATACCGAAACTTGTTATGACTGTTGTGTATACAAGTCCAAACGCCGTATTCCATTTCAGGCACTGCTTTGTACAGTGCTTGAATGTAATGTTCCTCTAAAACATTATCAACAACGCAGTAACGTTTTTCTGCAAAGTCTGCTTTTGCTTGTGCTACATTTTCTCGATTAAACATTAGTCCCAACGATAAAAAATATGATCATCTACTTTTGTAATCAGTGTAATTGTTTTATTCCAGTCTGGATCTACATAATCTGCATGATAGTGCGTTGCACCCTCAACTAGACCACTGTACTTATTAAACACCATTACGTTAAAGGCAATATCCTGAGCCATGCGCCATGCATGATTATTATCTTTGCTAGGAATATCATCCTTGCGTCCATCACAGTACCAACTAAACTGACACATATTACGCTTAGGATAAAAAATACGTTCCTCTTCTGGTAACTCTGGATCCTTTGCAGTTTTCCAACTTTCCCTGATAGGCCCTTCAGTTATAACTTCACATACTGTGTTAGGAAAACGTGTATCCAGCACTCTATTAATTACAACACGCGCAACAGCAATTTGTCCTGCTCTACTTTGATTATTACTTTCAAAGTATATATTCCGTGCCATACAGTTTAATTCGTCAGCATGAACTTCTGTGCCGCCACTGTATGTTAATTCATCTTCATGTGCAACTGCTTGTTTAATTAATCCTGGATCTATTATATAATCTGTATTATCTGATACAGAAGCGACAAACATACTTACAAATACAGCAGTAGTAATTACTCCTACATACTCAAAGAACCTAAACATACGCAACCTCAATAGTTGTTTAACTATTATTAGTATACATTGATTATTCATTGTGTCAACTGTTTTGTTTAGCAATTTCTCTATCGTAATCTTCTTTTGCTACAATGCCTTCACTAACTAATCTTTGTCTATTTGCTTCGTGTGCGGCAACTGTATCAGCCTTTGATCCGCCCGTATAAGGCACTGCATGTCCCTCTTCAATAAGGATCTCAGTAAGCATTTTATCGCCTAAAACAAAGTCACCAAGTATACGTCCAAACTTGCCCTTCATGTCCTCACCATTTTTGTTGATCTGCGTTTTTAAGATCGCTGTTTCGCCCATAAGTTGCCCAACTCTTGCTTTTGCTGCTTCTCCAAACAAGTCCTCAACTTTATCACTAGTGCGGCTTTCAGGTGTATCAATACCCATAATTCTTACACGTTCATCTTTTAACACTATACCAAATCCTAGATCAATATCCACATCCACTGTGTCGCCATCTATAATTTTTACTACTGTTGCTTTGTATTCATACATTGACTTCTCTCCTCAGTCGTGTATTTAACAAAAAAGAGCACCCGAAGGTGCTAGTTTAATGGGCATTTATATTTTGTTAGTTAGGTAGCACACATCCTCGTGTTACATCTCATATGTGGCATCTTGATCCCGGCCCTCTGTTTACTTAGCACTGTGACTAGGCATCTTTGTTTCTACAAACCAAACATGTTGTTTTAATTTAGGATGATACTTACGCATACGCAACTTTTTACCTTCACGGATCATGCTTATGCTTTTGCGGGCAAGAAAATGATATGTTGCATTCTCACGTTTTTCGCCCTCTGGTATCATGTGGGCTTTGCTGTCTTTGTTTTTCTTTGCTGCCATTGATTTATCTTTCTAATGCTTTGCGCAGATCTTCCATAATCTCTGCTCTTGTTTTTTTCTTAGGTAGGTCTGGCTCGGACTTTATAGCATTTCTCATGCTACCAATTACACCACTTACTGTGCCAAATGCATCACCTTTTGCAATACTGTGTACTAAACTAGTAGTTGTAATTATTGGACTGCATGCAACTAATAGCACAATTACAATTGCTATTAGTATTATTTGGATGGAGCCTTCTTTCCACGCCAGTCGCCCCACTGCTCATGCGCAGGTACACGGATAAAAGGTTTGTTGGTTTCATTTGTATTTGGATTAGGTATTGTAAGCATTACGTTTTTGCCACTTGCCCAAGCACTGCGTTTGTTAATTGCTTGCATAAATGTTTCATTGTACTCACGTCTTTGTTGTTTGCTGTAACTTGACTTCTTTTGACAGTGTGTACCGCTACTTGTTTGTGTTGATCTAGATCTTTTCTTACCCATAGTCTGTTCCTTATATAAGTGGCACTTCTGTTTCTAGGCAGTACCCGCCCACGCATACCTATACTTAGGCTGCTAGTGCCATTTCTGGCTGATAATTGTCATTTGCAATTATAGTTTTTCTTGCGATAACCGTGCTTGCGCCGGATAACTCCACTTGCCTATTAACTGTCAGTCGATCCTATTTCGCCCCCATAAGCACACACCTTAATGTGTATTGGTGGAGGCGCGGGGTACCGCCCCCCGGTCCTGTCCAGCGTTGAACTTGCTTCAACGTTACATATTATTTATAGCATTGTTTTGTATATTTGTCAATTAATTTGTGCAAGATTCCTGACCAGCACATTCTTTTGGATAACACTGAACAACCATCTTGTAGTATTCGTTCTCATAGTGTTGAGCCCATTTGCTGTCTTGAATTATATATTGACATTGTTTTTCAGTCATAGGTTCTTGAAGTACAATTTGATTACCAATGTACTCCCATTCAGTGCCTGTGTTACCCCACATTGAGATAACAAGCAAAAACTCTTTCATATGTGCCTCTTTTAATTACGTCCCATGTGCTTGCAGCCAGAGTCTCTGGCTACCCAGTCCATAAGTTTGAATAATCTTTTACGCAGCCTTACTAACATTTTGAAGTTGTCCTTGTAGTGGATTTGCAGGATCAACTCCTAGGAAATTGCCCCACTCTGCATAGTAGTGACGCATGCCAACTTCGTCGTGTATTGTCGAATTTTCATGTCTGCCGTGCAGTATATTTCTTGATTCTGTACCCTCACGCATTGTGGTACCTTGACCTGCAACACCAATAAGGTCTTCGTGCAAGTTTCTGCCGAAAGGTCCCCATATACTATTGTGATGCTTTATGCGTGTTTGTCTTTCCTCTGGTGTATCTTTTCTAAGTCCGTAACCACGAAACTCAATTAAAACTTTGTTTGGTCCAAGTGGTGTTACCGAGTCACTACGATATGCACTCCCGCGGAGGTTAAAATTGAATCCTGGGAATAGGTCAACCATGTACCACTGGTTGGGCGGCAAATTGGGAAAAGATAGTTCCCCGCGATCTTCAAATCCGTCATACTCTTCGTAATTAACAGTAAAACTACTAACGTTAACATGACCGTTATCAAAAGGAATATTTTTTCTAGCGAAATATTCGTCATTAAATCCACTCACTCTATTAAAATAATGCATAAAATCATGGTAGAATTCACTATTTGTATCATGCCATAACTTGTAATTTGTGTCGATAACTGCTTTATGATAATGGAATACTTCCATTTCTTCTGTGTCAATTGCTTCAGCGATACAATCAAATGCACCTGCTGTCCACTGATCTACACTGCAATCTGGATTATCATTAAGTGTTACCCAGACCATGCCACCATGGTAAACTTCACTGTGTAGTTCTTTACCAGCGGCTTCGTTGCTGCTCATGTTACCTCTTACACTAGTGATGTTTTCTCCAAGGTATGCTTTTACGCCATTGCCTGTGTTCCAAGCCACTACACGTTGTCCTGCAATTTGAGTTGTGCGGAAATCTCCTTGGTTGTACATCTCACTGATGTGACACATGGGCACCCATACTTTACTGAAAATATGTTCTTGTTCTTGTTCATATAGATAGAAACTGTTGTAAGCATCACTGCTGATGTGTTCTACTTTAGGTGTTGTAAGCCAATTTTTATGATTACGCGGTGCCATGTGTATCTCCTGTATACTTGTATTTAACAAATTTATTTTTATTAATCATGCGCAAGCCGCCATCTGCCAGTAAGTATTCTGGTTCATGTGCTAGTTGCTGTGTATCTTTAAGTCCTTGTTCGGGCATGTCATACTCACTTGCACATTTTATACTGTCCCAAGGTGTTGTACGGATAGGACTTTCAAAGTGTTTTTCTCTGCCGTCTCTAAATTTAAGCCGCCAACTAATAACGCCTTTTTCTGGTTCCCTTAATACCCTGACCTTATGGTTCATAGGCGCAAAGTCTGAGTACCCACGATCATCAATTGCATTTTGTGGACATGCTTTTATACAACTGTAGCACTCCCAACAAAAGTTTGGTTCTATGTTTACTGCTCTTCGTGTTACTGGATCAATGTGCATGATGTCACTTGGACAAATATCAACGCAATAACCGCAGCCATCACAGGCTGTCATATATACAAATGTAGGCAAAGTCTTCTCCTATTAAATAAATATTTACTTATTATACAGGCATTACACAAATTTGTAAAACTATTGGGCAATAGACAGTGACAATAAAAGAACGTTGGCAAAAGTTTAAAGCGTGGTGGACAGTCGATCATGTAGTTGATTTACTTGTTGATGCGGCATTGTTATTCTATGATGTAATTGCAAGTCCTGTGCTAATAATTGTAAGAACTGTGCGTTATTTTATAGGCGAATGGGTTGTTAATAAAATTAAAAACTGTATTAAAGGTATTATACATTACTTCCAACGCAAACGTGCATACAGATTAGAACATGGACATGGACTATTCCGTACCTATTGGTTTTTATTTTTGCCCAGTCCATTTATCATAGTATTGCTAACAATGTTGCTAGGCATAAGCATTGGGATTGCAGAAGACTTTGATGTAATGCTTGAACTGTTAATAAGAGGATGCAGTGGGCCTGAAGATGGTTACTGGTGTAACATAAGTTAAAAGTCTACATCCCTGCCATTAATACTGTAAGTGCTGCCATTAAAACCTTGTTTAAGTTTTTCTTCATCAGTCATATTCTCACTGTTCATGCGGATCCTTGGATTGAACGGAGTACTCTCCTGTTTCTTGGTTGTCAACTTTTCTATTATCTTCTTTATCAATTTTTACTTCCTCTAAACCAAATTCTGTCATTTCAAATAACGTGCCATGCATATAGCGTCTTTCACCAGGTGAAAGTGCATATGGATCTTTAATAGTAAGTGTGTCGCCACACCTACTACAAAAAGCGTAGTTACCCATTGCACTTGTAATACTATAGTGATGACCAAATAATTTACACCAAAACATTATCGTACTCCTTGACTAGGGGAACCTCCTGAGCCTGGACTTTGTTTACATTGTTGTGTCCTTGGACATTGATAGTATTTGTCCATTGCTATAGTGTGAGGTCCCTGATTGTAACCGCCTCGCTGATATATACACATTCGCTCGCCGGTTTCTTCATCTATGTATTCACTGTCTAATCTACAAGTGATTGTCATACTTGTTGTAGGCGCTACTGCTTTGCGTCTACATTCTCTAGGTTCTATTCCTAAACTAGTTGCGGGCCACTGTCGTCTAATTGTATCCCATAAATTACAGTGTGCAAGTTGTTCCTTGCCTTCGTATGTTTTACCTGCCGCGAGGACTTCCGTCTTTAACATTAACAAAGTTAATAACACTGTGCTTATGCCCACAGTGAGGGCAATACATTGCCTTAGGCTTATAATTTTCATGACTTGCAATACTCCACCATCCTTTGCACTCGTCACATGTATAATGATGTATGTACTCCACTGTTGAAATCAATCGTCGAACTCCCCGCGCCATCTAATATCAAATACATCTGCTTGTAGTTTATTTTCTAATTCTTTAATATAGGCTCTTTGATATTCTCCGCCTACATCACCGTCTAATACTGCTTGATCTATCATACCATTTATAATATCAAGTTTATCATGTTCATTTATAGTACCGCGAAGTCCACTAATAAAACTGTATGAATTATCACTAAAGTCTGTTCTTACATCAAATCCCATGTCTACTCTAGATTGAAAATCTTTTTCATTGAATATTTGTTTGAAAATATTATTCCATGCATCAATAGCAGTTTGTATATCTGGATTTACATTTCGTCTACCCATTAAGTTTGCACAATCTGCTTCAATCTGTGCAATTTTTTGTTCCTGGAAGTCAGGATATGGATTTGCATCTGGTCCAACGTTGGGACCATCAGGATCTGTAATAGTAAAGTTTGGATCACTGCCACTTGTAAAATCACCTTTAAGACCAAGATTTAATTGGTCTAAGTGTGCTGCTAGTGCAGTAAGTTCACCTGCTGCATGCAGTGCAGTCATTGCAGTTCTATATTGTGTAGCAAATCCACTGACCTTGACAGCACCCAAACTGCCAATCATATCACTTAGTGTTATAGCACCGTATGTGCCAGTACCGCCTAAAAACTTTGCAATTAAACTATCAACATAATCACTGCGAGTAAAAATTGTGGTATTATCCACTGTGGGCAAACTAACAGGTTCTATGTTGTTCACATAGGATGCAAGTTGTGCAACTGTTTCAATTACGCCTAATTCAATAGCCTGTAATTTTTCTTTGAACTCTTCCATTGTTGTAAATGAAATAATATCTTTACTGTTAACAAATATTTTATCAAAGTTAGTGTAATCACCTAGGCTTTCCATATTGTTAACATTGCTATCAAGCAGTGTTTGTGCATTTTCTATTAGTTCAGGAGTGTTTACGCCATCAAGTATTGCTTGCATCATTGTATTAAAGTTACTACTACCAAGATTATATATACTACCTGGATCTACTTGTACCTGTGCTAGTATCTGTGCTAAGCCTGTTGCTGGTAACCCATTTGCATTGTTAAGAGTTTCAATTATTTGTCCTGGATTACCAAAATTTGCAATGTTACTTAAATCAAATGCACTTCCAAGATTTGTTAAGTCGCTTGCAAGTAATTGAAAGTTGGCTTGTGTTGCCGTGGTAACAAGACTGCTAATGCCGTTTGTTACAACACTTTGTAAATTTTCATATGCACTTCCTAAGAAATTAGGAAATATTCCGTTAGCAGGATATATCAAACTGTCTAAGTTGGGAAACTTACCAAACTCAACTCCATCATTTAATTTGCTTAGTGTTGGTGCAAGTTGTTCACTTACACTTACCAATCCTTCTGCACTAAAAAATGTTTGCGTCATTTGAATTGGACTACTACCGAACATAAGTGTTGTATGTGCTGCTAATCTGTCCATACCAAAGCCAACACCCAATGTACTTGTATATACTGCAGGCACTGTGCCAGTAAAAGCACCACTAGCACTTACATCTCTATTGCATAATGCATCAATGGTAGCAGTGTCAGCAACATTTGGTTGCTGTCTTGCATTTGCTGCTTTTTGTATGTGACCACTAGCAACTGCCTTTGTTTGTGCAGCAAGTTCCTTTGTGCCAGGCGCAAATCCTAGACCACTGTTAAGTGCGCCTGCTGCCATTACGCCAAGATAACTTATTGTAGTCCTAGTCCCATATGCCATTATTTGTATACCAATACTTTATTATCGCCTTGTACTCTCTTATGACCACAGTTGTCACTATCGCTTACTATATGTACAGGTTTGCCCTCTGCATATACTGTTGGTGCTCCGCCTGTAACTACTGCTCTACAGTGTATTGTACATCCTGGTCTACCACAACAAGGATGCGGTGTTACTCTGCTACGATATGCTGCAAGATTTTTGCCACTTGCTTTTACTTTAGTGCGCGGCATAATTGCTTTGCCACCTGCACTATTTCTATCACCTTGTCTTACTATTGGATTTGTCATACTGTATTTATCGGTGCTTATTATATACTACTATAACTTATAGGAAATGTCAAAATCAAATTCGCCAAGTGCAGTTTTTATTTCATCTTTGCTTAGTTTTGCCAAACCTTGTGCGCCACCTTCAACAAGTAATTTGCCATTGTGGTAAAGTTGTGGCATAGTACGATGCCCTTGTTCCATAAGCCAGCCTCTGGTTTTAGCATCTGCTTCAACGTTAATTTCTTCATATTCAAATCCCATTGTATCCAACTGTCGCTTTGCTTGCACACAGTATGGGCAAAAGTCTTTTGTGTATACTGTTATCATTAAAAATATTCCTTTTGATCGCCTCTGCGTTTAAGATCAAGTGTAATGCAATGTAGTCCACCATCCCAGAAATATCTGTGCCTCCATGGTACATGCACTGGTTCTACTTTATGTTTCTTTAAAAATGCATTTACTTTTTCATTGTTAGGATTACTAACACAACAATGATGCTCATCGAGCATAAGAACGTTAACGTCAAATACTGTCTCCTCTACAAATCCTACCCAATCTTGCAACCAAGTTTCAACAAAATTAGTAAATCCGTCATTATCCTCTTCACCTGCCAGGTACCATTTGCCAGCGTTCTGGCGTTTAAGACTTCCCCATTTACCTACTTTGTGCCAACTTTCATCTGCTAAGTAACAAATATCCCAACCTGGAAAGTTTTTATTATATATTTCAACTCCTGCTACACTTAATATTGCACCAGGCAATATAGGATGATAATTACCATCAGAGTGACCAGCAACATCCACTTGTATAACATCAAAATTACCATGGTATCCTAGTTCATCATTATGTAATGGTATGTGATTCCTGTCATTAGCAAAAAATAATTTGGTCCCTATCATAAAACACATTGCACTTGTAAAACAAGGAAAATTACTAAACTCCATTAATTCTTCCCATACAAAGTCCTCAAAGTAGTTTTTGTTTGTCCTGTTCTCACAAAATTGCTCCCAACTTGGAAAACTATCACCAGCAATTATATTATACTTGTTTTCATCTTGTATATAAGGAAACTTAAAATTTAATGCACTTAATGGTGAATATTTTTTAAGGGTTTCGAGAATTGCAGGATGATCGCCTTTAATACTAAAACACTGGTTGCCTAACACTAATTGATTATCGCGAACCTGCAGTGGACCTCGAGGATATCTATGGGGATTATCCATAAATCTTTCATTATGATCCATTTCAGGTTGTATTACTTTAACACCGAACTGCTCTAGTGTTTCTTTATATCCTTGTAAATCTTCTAGTGTTTCTTCGCAAATCCTTTTAAGTGGGTCACCTACTTTATCAGTTACTCCGTTGAAAAACTCCGGCAAATAATTATTACCTAACATACAAACCTCAAGCGGATCCCACTTGTTCCATATATTATATTTCATCAGGATAATCCCTATATAAAAAATGATCTAAACTATCTGCATCAACTAGTTTGCTAAATCCAATGTGTGTTTGTATGCTGTCTTTTTTATACAGTACAGCATCCATTGCATCATCCAAGTCTTGCATTGTTTTAAATTCCATGTCAATACGCCACTCACCAAGGTCTGCACTGCGAAAGCCTAGTTTCATTCTTGTTATTCTAAATGTTTGCAGTGTTGGTAGTGTTGCAAAATATTCTGTAATACGTTCAACAAATTCATTAGGCTTAACACCATCTGCTAGTTCTGCATATATTGTGTATACATTCATTTGTACCAAAATCCCAATCTAGGTTCTTCAATATAACTAAAACCATGATCGTAGTCTTCTCTAAATTTCCAACCATCTAGTTTTCGTTGTTCTGCTTCCTGTTCGTATTTGCTACGCCAAGCAGGTATTAGTGTATTAGCATCGCCAGTATCTAACCAGTCACCGAACATGTTTCCTAATCTCAAATGTATTTCTATTATTTTACTATCTATAAACTCAATATTCAATATGTTATTATCTGCTAGTTCGTCTAAAAATTTAGGAAGTTGTATTTCTGGAGGATCTACTTTGTGCCAACTTTCAAACTTTAACAAATTGTCATCACTGTTTACACCTATTGCTGCATGTACAGGTTTCCACTTATTTTCCCATACATAGTCTATGCTGTAGTGCGTACCAGTCCACCACTCTGTCCAAAACTCTCCAGGATGAAGTTCAAATAAACTGTATTCATCTTCCGTGTCTATCCACATTTTACGAGCATGCAACCCTAAACCTATGAGGTTATATATAGGTCTTATACAATAGTAACCACTTTGTTTGGGCAGTAACGGTACAGGACCTACATTATATCCACAACGATAACCTAGGTCTAGTTTATTAAACGTCCAACGGTATTGTGGTTTGACATCCCATATTTCGTGGTTATGGTAATCTTGGTCCGAAAAGTTTGAATCCATCTATCTGCTTTTTGTATTCATGAGCATCGCCCAGTATTAGTATTTTATATCCTCGTGCTTTGTATATTGCACATTCGCACTTCATACTTTCAATGCCAAGTTTAAGTTTAGGATTATCATAGTTCCATGCAAACTGTTCTGCTTCAACTGCAGTACTGCTTACTCTATATATACAACTCCATGCAACAAGTTCACCATTGTCATAATATCCAATAATATCATTTGTTGGATTACTAAACTCTTCTGCATATATGGGCCAAACGCTATCTAGTTTTTTGTAACGTGCGTACTGATCATATATTTTTAATAAAGGTTCTGGATCAGGATTGTCTAATATTTTATAATCTAAATGATCTGTGTAGTTTGTTTCTGCTAAGTCTATGTAGCAATATAGTTCACCGTTGCTCATCTACTTTGTACTGACTCCTTGTAATTTGGATCCCAATTTTTATAGTAATCTTTTGTTTCTAACCACTGCCTTGCCTCAACCAACTTTTCTGTAGGTTGTATCAATACTAAGGCCCATGTACCATTGTTTAACCATACACCACTTACTTCTTCACGTTCAAAAGGATGATCTTCTAATGCAGTATATCCACGCTTACTTAGCATATCACTACTATTGTCAATTATTTCGCTAAGTGTGCTAGGAAGAATACTAAGTGGATCAAATCCAAGCACTACAACTTCACAGCCTTTGGGCCAATGATATGTATAGTTTTCTATTTCTGCAGGTATGTGTATATTTAATGGAAAAGTACCATTCAAGTGATGTGTTGTTACCTTGCCCTCTAACCAGGCACTTTGAGCATAAGGGCAAGGCGGAAGTCCGTTAAAAACTTCCGACTTTACACTTAGTCTTTCCTTAATCCAGGATTCTATACTAGAGGCTAAATCCTGCGAATGTATCTTTTTCGACATCTTGTTTTGTGCCACCTATAATGTAGCTCGAGATTTCTGTTTCTTGAGGTGCAACTTGCACATCACCGCCTGCAATCCATTTAGCAGTCCACGGCAGTGGGTTTGCTTGTGGCACAGTGTAGGGACTTTTAAGACCCACAGCACCCATACGTTTATTAGCAATCCACTCAATGTAACCATCTAATAGTTGCTTGTTTAGACCAATCATTGATCCGTCTTTAAACAAATACTCTGCCCATTCTTTTTCTTGATCCACTGCATCAACAAACATTTGTATGCACTCTTCGCGAGTTTCCTCTGCAATTTTTGCAAAGTCTGGATCATCTTTAGGCAGTATCTTTAGTAGTTGTTGTGTACTGCCCAAGTGAACATTTTCATCACGGGCAATAAACTTGATAATCTTGGCATTGCCTTCCATCTTCTTAAGTTCAGCAAATGCCCAACTACAAGCAAACGAAACATAAAAGCGTACACCCTCGAGAATGTTTACACTCATTAGTGTCTTATATAGTAGCGTTTTTAGTTCATACAAGTCAATAACAACCTTATTGTCATTTACTGTGTGTGTTCCTGTGCCTAGGAGATTATAGTACATGGACTTCTCTATAAGTTCATCGTAAAGTTCTGTAATACTATCAGCACAGTCTACAATCTCTTTAACATCCATCATTTCATCAAAGATAATACTAGGATCGCTGTATACATTGCGAATAATATGTGTGTAACTACGACTGTGTATTGTCTCACTAAATGTCCAAGTAGTAATCCAGTTTTCAAGTTCCGGTAAACTTGTAATAGGATTAAATGCTTCTGCTGGCGCACGACCCTGTACGCTATCAAGCAGTATTTGACGTTTAAGATTACTTGTAAACACATGTCGCTCGTTATCAGTAAGTTCCTTGAAGTCTTTACTGTCCTTAAGGATATCTACTTCTTCAGGTCGCCAAAAGAATCCTAATTGCTTGTCAGTAAGTTTGTCAAACTGACGATACTTTAGTGTATCGTAGCGTTGCATGCCCAGTTCCCCGTCAAAGAACGCCATTTTTTCTATGTGATTATGTTTACTTGTGTTTAGTACAGCCATTTTATCTCTCTATTATATTGCGCAACTATCGCAGTGTTCATCATCCATTACTTCTTCAGGTAGTTCCAGCATTACGCCTTCAACACGATCGCTCATATCATCACCACTGCCATCATATGTATTAAAATAGTATAGTTGCTTGGTTCCATATTTATACGCCATAAGCAAATGTTGTAACATAGTACTCATTGGTATCTTTTCTTCTTCGTAGAACTGTGGGTTATAACTTGTGTTTACACTAATACCTTGGTCAATATACTTTTGCAGTACTGCCATGATCTTAATGTATCCCTCTGGACTTTGCTGATCCCATAATAGTTCATACTTGTTTTTCAAACGTGGATATCCAGGAACAACTTGCTTTAGCACACCGTCCTTGCTTTGCTTGACACTTACATATGCACGAGGTGGTTCTACACCGTTTGTTGCATTTGATATTTGCGCACTTGTTTCGCTGGGCATTAATGCCATTAGTGTACTATTACGGATACCTGTATCTGCAAGTTGCTTGCGCAAACCTTTCCAATCCATGCGTTCTACATGTTTAACTAGTTCGTCAACATCTTTTTTATATGTTTGATTTGGAGTTATACCATCACCATATTTTGTTTCGTTTGTACCTGGACAAGCACCTTGTTCTATTGCTAGATCTGCACTGGCTTTTATAAGATAGTAACTCCATGCTTCTGCGTATTGATCAATTAGGTCCAAGTTAGGATTAGTATAGGTGCTATCATTTTTTGCAAGGAAGTATGCAAGATTAATAATACCTACGCCAAGAGGACGGCGTTTCATTGTGCTACGCTCTGCTGCTAGTACAGGATAGTCCTGATATGTAAGTAGTGCATCCAGTCCGCGAACAGCAAGTTCACATGGCTTTGCAAAATCTTCTGGCTTGCGTATATTCCCCCAATTAATTGCACTTAGCGTACACAGTGCAATTTCACCTTCCGGATCATTCAAATCATTAAGTGGCTTTGTGGGTAGGTTAATTTCACAACACAAATTGCTTTGTTTAATAGGCGCTAGTTCAGGTTTAAAACTGCCATGCTCATTGCTGTGATCAACGTTTTGCAAGTAAATTCGACCTGTGTTTTTACGCTCTTCCATGAAACTTGCAAACAACTGAGCAGCAGGAATAGTTTTTTTACGCAAACGGGTGTTACGTTCTGCTGTTTCGTATAGCCTTTTAAACTCGTCTTGGTCTGCAAAATATGCATCATATAGTCCAGGTACATCAGCAGGACTAAACAGTGTAATGTCGCCTCCGCCCACGAGTCTTTCATACATTAGTTTGTTGAATTGCACACCATAGTCCATATGTCGGACTCTGTTGTCGTCAGTTCCTTTATTGTTTTTAAGCACAAGCAAGTCTTCGACCTCCAAATGCCATATAGGATAGTACAGTGTAGCGGCTCCATTTCGCACGCCGCCTTGGCTGCAACTTCTAGTGGCAGATTGAAACATCTTGTAGAAGGGAATAACTCCTGTGTGGTAGGCGTCACCTGCTCTAATAGGCGAGCCCAAGGCCCGTATGGATCCGGCTCCGATGCCAATGCCTGCTTTTTGACTAACGTACTTAACGATACTGCTAGTAGTAGCGTTAATACTGTCGAGGCTATCGTCAGTCTCAATGAGAACACACGAACTAAATTGTCTTTGTGGGGTGCGTACACCAGCCATAACTGGAGTAGGCAGGCTAATGTCAAATGTGGATATAGCATCATAGTAGTCTTTAACCCACTGCATGCGGGTATCTTTCGGGTAATGCGCGAACAGTGTAGCAGCAATAAGTGCATAGGTAATTTGCGGTGTTTCGAACATCTCGTTTGTAACACGGTTCTTTACTAGATACTTGCCGCGGAATTGTTCCATTGCAGCATAGGTTAAATTTTCATCACGGTCATGCTTAATAAAGCCATTGATCGTATTCCATTCATCATTGTCATAACTGCTAATTAATTCTTTATCGTAGAAGCCGATCTTGATATTGCGTTCTACTAATTTTTTAACGTGCCATGGCTCAAACTGTCCATAGACCATTTTACGCAGATGATAGTTAATAAGTCTTCCGCCAACATACTGATAGCCAGGAGTCTCTTCACTAATTAAATCTGCAGCACTTTTAATAAGTGTTTCTTGAATATCAACACTCTTCATGCCTGTGTAAAACTGGATGTGACTGCGTAACTCAACTTCACTTACACTTACGCCCGTAATACCTTCACAGGCATAAAAAACGACCTTGTGGAGTTTGTCCAGATCAAGGCCTTCTTTAGTGCCATCACGTTTTGTTATTTGTATATTGCTGTTCATCTTGAACCCTCTTGAATCATCTTTTATATTTTTTTGTGTGTGATATTTACAGGCAAAGGCACTGTGCCTATAACACTATATAATCCTCACACTAATTGAGCTAATGTTTTTTTAACGTATAATTCTTATACTACGATTGAATGTAGCGGCTGCACCTGTGCTAGTTGTAGTATATCTTAGTTTAGTTATATTTGAACTATTTGTCAATAAGAAAGTGACGCCTGCATCACCATTAGATTCTGAAAATTCATCATCTATAGCCTGTGCTGTTGCATCATGTGTAATGCGTAAAATGCCCTGGCGTTTAGTTGTACCACGAGTAATATAGTAATCAATTTCAATAGCAGCAAAGTCTGTATTGTCTGCAAAACTTATTGTACTATCCTTAGTACTATTATCATCAAGTGTTTCTACCTGACCATAGTCACGAACATAACCTCCTAACTTAACACCTGAACTTTCAATTGCAAAACTAGTTTTCTTACTAGTGTCTGCACTTACGCGACGCTTTGTACTAACTACATCACCGTCAGGTCTTTCAAATGCATCACCAATACTTTGACTGTCATCTGCTGCAAATTCAATAACATGAGTGCTTGCATTACCTGTGCCTAAGTTATTGTTAGCAACATCTTTAAATGTATTGAACGCACTTGAAAATCCAGGACCATCATACAAGTGTATACCACGATCATATATGTCATCAAATAAACTATTTGTAACTTTCATCCCACGTGGCCCAATTACACTTGGCGCACTGCCTGATTTATTTTCACCAATTTTAAAACCTTTAAATGCTGTTAGAAATTCACATCCGCTGAAAGTAATGCTATTCATATCATGGTCAGCATTAACAAGAAAGTTAGCACCACTAAAACTACAACCAACACAATGGATGTGTTCTGTTTGGCGTGTTGCGCTGCTTTCTAATTTAAACGCAGTTTGACTATTGCCAACACCTGTAGGTACACTAGTGTTAAATCCTTGGAAACGACAATTAGTAAATGTTACAGTCTGTGCTTGGTTAACAACAAATGCATCAAGGTTATCAACACTTGCATGGAAAGTTAAACCGTCAATGTTTACATCACCTGGACTTGTTGCGCCTCCTGTTCCCACACTACCATCAATCTGTTGTAAACTATCACTAAGCATTGCAACACAATCAGGAGTAGAACTAGTGCCCTTGATAATACTACTATTGTGTCCTTCGCCTACTAGTTTAGCAAATGTTGGAATTTTAAGCACATCACTTACAGGGTATACACCTGCAGGAAAGTAAAGTGCGCGACGAATTTCTGTGTTAGTTGCACGGGTGTATAGTTCACTAAGTGCCCTATTAATAGCCACAGTATCATCTGTATTACCATCACCTTTTGCACCAAAATCTTTAACACTTGCAAACTCATCAAACTTTGCTTGCATTGTACGGGTTGTTGGCGCTGCTGCACTAGCACCTGTTGTTGCATCATAACCTGCGGCTGCACCAGTATATGTATAACTGTCTGCGCTATCTAATAGATTACTTTGCGCTGTAAGCAATTCGATGTTTTCGATCTGCGGAGCGTCGGTGCCTCCGTTACCAATGTAAATTCTGCGTGTGTCTACTGCTAGACCTAACTCGCCAACTGCAAGTTGCGGTAAGTTGTCTGATACACCTCTTCTGTGCTGGATGCGTGAAATTTGAACGATAGCCACGTTAGTATACTCCTACTTTATAATGTAGTATTTATCCGTTAATTTACACTAAGCACTGGTATTCTTTTGCCAATACCTTTTTTGTATAACTCTACATTACTTAGTAGACTGTCCAAGCGTTGTGGACCTCGCCATATGGGCCACTTGTATTTCATAGCATGCTCATGTACTTCTAGTCTACGTCTAATACGTTCCTCAAATGTAAGATCTGGATTAAGCGCACTTGTCCATATCAAATTATTTTTTACCTTGTTGCCAACGGCGTTGTATTCATATGCTGGAAACGTAACCTCATGTGTGTCTATCATACGTTCCAAGGGAGTTCCTGGCATAAACATTAGACTGGTACTCAGATCAATTCCGCTTATTGTTCCACTAGCAACATACTTCTGCCATCTAGGATACATTAGTAAATTATCTTCATGATCTTCTAGTGTTTCTGTTAGGTATCCTATAATCATTAAAAAGAAACAACGCAAGCCTGTCCTTTGAAAATGATGTAAATGATAATCTACATCTTCATTTGTGAACTTTTTATCCATCTCCCAGCGTATTTTATCACTGCCGGTCTCTACCCCAACATAGAACTGATCACCACCTGCTGCAGCAATCATATCAAAATAATCATCTGTAATTTGCCTTTGTGGTTTAAAGATAAACTGTCCGCTCCATTTAAAGCCAGCATTATGTGTAGTATTGTAATTTGCAAGTTTATCACACATGTCTCTAAATGCTTTTAAACTTCCATTAATAAGACTGTCTGTAAAATAGAACTGTGTTACACCATGTTTTTCATAATGATAAATCATTTCATCGGAAATGCTTTGTCCACTGCGGTATCTAAACTTGGGCCAGTATGTTGCTACATTACAGTATGTGCATTTTCTAACACATCCTCTGCTTCCTACTATGTTTACTTCTGCACGATCTTTGTAAAGATAATCATATGCACTCATGTCATAATCATCATATACTGGAAAACTAAGACTATCTATATCCATAATTTGTTTCTGCGTATCTTTAACATTTATACCAGGATAAGTAACGTTGCCCTCCATTAACGCTAAAATTGCTTCCTCTCCCTCGCCATAGATTACATATTTGCATAGATTAAGGTCTAACATTTCCTGTCCAAATGTATCTACTCCCATGCCGCCTAGTACAATCTCGCAGTTTGGATACACAGATAATACACGGTCACAACATCTTCTTGTAAACTGTTGACTGTTTGTTGTAAACACACTAATCATTAATCTAGTTTCATCATTACATTGTGAAACTAATTCATCGTCAATAAATTTATTAAGATAATCATTTTCTTGTGTAGTTGGTTGTCTTGAAGATTCCCATACACTGCCTAGTGCATAATATTCTGTTGCACCCAGCGATCTAAAAAGGTTAATGTTAAGATCTAACACAGTAAGATCATACCCAGCATTTCTAATTACACCAGCAATTACTGCCGTGCTAATAGGAGGTCTATGCACTTCAAGTTGCGGTACAGCAATGAGTATATTCTTCATATATCTAAAAGTTTTCTAATTTTTCTTATGTATTGATAGTGTTCAGCATAATTATTTATAATAGTGTAATCACTAAAATAACTTGTGTCTCTATATTCATTTGTCTGTTGATAAATTGTATCTATTATCCAGTCATAGGGATTGTCACCAATTGGAAAATTCCAATATCCGTTAAATCTTAAACAACTATCATGTACAATGTGACATCCTTGTTCTTTGCTATTATAATCAATCTTAGTCAATAGGTGTAACACACTAACATCATCTATTAGTATGTCTGTAAACTTAATAAACTTGTCCTCAAGTATATTGCCAGATTGATCTGTTTTAGTATCCCATATATGGTTGTTGCCAAAACTTTTGTTATACATTCCTAATCGAAAAGGTGCATTATCTAAATCCATGCTAACACTGGTTTGTTCTTCAACTAAGTGTTCATACTTGTTTTCATCTTGCGTAATTGTTAGTATGGGCCAATTATTACAAAATGATCCCTGCATGTTAAGTGTTATATTCATAGTATTGGGCTACCCTGTCAAACCAAATATTACTATAATGATCAAACGCTGCACCTTCAAGAATCCACTCTTGGTACTGATAGTCTTTGCTACACATTAGAATAACACCTTTGTTAATAGTTGTTTCAAACATGTTATTGTGTGCATGTGCATAAGCACATAGTTGTAGGAAGTAATCCTCTACCCACTCTGTTTTCTTTGGCTTGTTAGTTTGTTTAAAGTCCATGATAGCAGGCTCTCCAGCATGCACTCCAACTAAGTCAGTAGTACCTGCATATAGTCCACTGTAGTAAAGTGGAACTTCTGTTCCCCAAAACTCATCTGCATTTTTAAGTCCATGTTCCAATATTAGACTAGCCATCTTATGACTTTGCTGACTATATGGATTAGAACCTGGATCGCCTATTTTACCTGACATTACATAATCTTCTAGCCACTTGTGTAAACGTGTGCCTCTTCCTGCTGCTTCTGTAACAATTTGCTGTGCTTTAGCCTCACCCACACGTTTTTTCCATGCGTTTAGTGCCTGCATTTTTTCTTTGGATTTTGTCTTGTCCAGTATTGTTGTAACACTAGGCACTGCACTTCCGTCTGGTGTAGCATAGTGCCTCTTTCCGTCAATGGTTTTTCTATTGATCGGAGCATAATTGTATCGCTCTATTAACATTCTATAAGTATAACATAATGAAGATTTTTAGTCTATATTTTATGGCATATAGTCAAGGAAAGTTTTTTGGAAACATGCTTGCTATGGACAATATAAAATGGTTTGAACGTGTTTGTGTATTGCCAAAAGATCTAAAAAATTGGATACCCTATGAAATAGACGATAGCGATCCTACGGTGCCTTATACTGTAAGACATGAATTGCCTCATATAAATCCAATACAAATACTTCCTAATGTTGAAACTGTAAAGATACTACAACAAGTCAAAGATAATAGCAAAAGAAGTTGGGAAGTTTTTTATAGTAGAGATGTCAAAAACTGGCGTGCTATTGATACAGCAATCTATACTTTATCACAAGACGATTTATCAAATTGGACTAACACAAAACAACACATAAAAAATTGTGCAAAGATTTACAATTTAAATGTAAACTACAATCTAGCAAAAGAGTATTTCGATGTCTACTGGCAAGCACACAGTACACTTTTCACAAAGTAAGGCAAAAATAAAAGATATTTTCGATTACTTAGGTCACTATCCAGAATGTAATTTTATATTTCATATGGTGTTTGATAGTGACTGGAGCACTGTACCGGATATAGATTTGCCATTATTACTATGGCATGCTGGAGAAGCATTTGTTGAGGACACAAGTAAGTTAGACAGAGATTTTGTTTATGTGACAGGCAATGCACTATTATCTAATCATTTTAACATGCATGACATTGCTGCAAGTAAAATTTGGACTCGTTGTTGTTACAAATCTAGCAAGCGTAAAAAGTTTTTGTTTTTAAACGGAAAGGATGTTGGTCATAGAAGGTACCTGCTTGCACATCTGAACTACAACAATATACTAAAAGATTGCATGTGGAGTTACATTGAACTTACAAATATTGACTCTTGGTTTGATCCAGCACTTGGGTTCAAACAAGTCCATTGTAAAAGTGCCCGTAGCACAGATAACATTATTCCATTTGCACCTTTTGATAATACTAATCTTGCGCGTAATCTTAGCCAGGACATATATCATCAAACATACTGTAGCATAATAGGTGAGACTACATTTCAACACTACAAAGATCAAACTGTGCCTCTTATGGTCACAGAGAAAACTTATAGTGCATGTGCTAACCTACACATGTTTATTATAGCAGGCGCGGTTGGAAGTTTAAAATTACTACGGCAGCAAGGGTTTGAGACATTTGGTGATATATGGGATGAGAGTTATGATGATATTACTAACACAAAAGATAGACTGCTTGCTGTATGTAAAACTATAAGCGAGGTAAACACACTTGATATGCCAAGTGTATACGCTAAGTGCAAGGATAGATTGCTACATAACCAAAATTTAATTTATAGTATTGATGTAAAAAGTAGAGTAGACCAAGTCACTAGTTGGCTTACCAAGTAATTTCCCAATAAAAATATGTTCCACTGCTACTTTTACGAGCAATAGTGTAACCTTTGTCCTCAAAATGTGCAATAACTTCTGCCATCTGTTCTGATTTTACGGCGTCAGTGGTTGTACCTTGATATACTTTATAATAGTTTTGACCGTCTGTGTCATTATCGGTCATAGGACTTCCTGTTACAGTTGCACCATTAATACTTACTGTGCTTGTATCACTTATAGTTGCAGTAAATGTACTTGAAGCAATTGAATTTAATACACTAATTTCCATAATACTGATCTGCTGTGCTAGTGTATTATTGTTTTGCGCTCTTTCACGAGCCTGTGCGCCTGTTGGAAAGTATGCCATTATTTGTTCCTAAAGTTTCTAAACTTAATACGTTGTATAATCTTACGAATCTCGTCTACGTTATCAGTGCGTCTGTTTGCATACTTGCCGATGATTGCATCTGTACTCATGCCTGCCGCAATGTCAGCAGCAATCTTATCTTCCATGTTCTCGCGTATAGGCTTAGGCTTAGGTCCTTTACCAGAAATCATTCTACCGTAATCTATATCTTTTGTTTTAGTTTCTGTTTTCTTTTTCTTTTTGCTAGGATCATAACCACTTGCAAATGCTGCCTTGCGTTGTGCATCACTTGCAAATCCTTCTTCAATGCCTTCGCCCATCATACCAAACAGTTTAGGCATAAGTTTCATAAACTTTTCAATAGTGCCTACACGTTGTACAATTGCTTCTTTGTTTTTATCATTAACTTTATCATATATTTGTACAAGTACACTTGCTGTATACATGTCCACCATTTGTTTGCCATCACCAAATGTAACTTCCATTGCACTCTTGTTATCTACAATGTCGCGCATCTGTTTCATAACATCTGTGCGTGTCTCAACTTGACTACCGTCCTTGCCAAACATTTTACTTAGGTGTGGCGGAAGTTCGCCTTCCATCATCTTCATATCAAAGCCACTTACTTTGACACCATAGCGATCTTCTAGTTCATCTGCGACCATATCAAAAATGTCATCTTCACTGTCACCAGGATTAACCATTACTTTTACATTTACGTCTGTTGGTAGTTTATCAAGTGCAGGGCCATCATAATCAATATTAGTTGCTCTAACCATTACTTCACGGTCTTCTGTTACTTTTGCTTCTACAAATTCTCTAGTTCTCATTGCTCTTTTCGCCATTTTGCTAACACGCTCATCGTCAGGAATTTCACCTTTATCAGGCTCAAATGCTGCGTCTTCGTCATCGCTATCACCTACAAAGGTAATCTCGTCTTTGTTAAACTGTGCAATAACATTTGCAAGTTGTGGATTAGTATCATATACAGTTTTAAAACCATCGTAATCCATCATAATGCCTGAGTTTGCAAGCATCTGTAGAAAGCCGTTCATGCTAAGTTTACCCTGTTTGCCACTACTACTAGCACGGGTTTGTGCAAGCATTGCTGCACTCATTATAGCATCAACACTACTATCTACTTCGTAAAATCTCACTTGAACTTTCCTAGTGCTTGTTTAAGGTCTGCAAGTTCTTGCTCACCTATAGACTCTTGGCTCATTTCTTTTCGTTTTTTATCAATATATTGACTGATATTATCTTGCATATCTGCTACTTGGTTCATAAGACTAAGTTGTAGATCACCCGGAAGATCAAGTTTTTTGTCTACAGTATCAAAAAATTTACGGAGCTCAATTGTAAGCGACAGTAGAGCTCCTTGATGCTTTACACTAAAAATTCCGTCTAGTTGTGTTGCTTCGTCAATCTTTTCCATTACTGTGTAAATCCCATCACGCCACTGCGTCCTAGCATGTCTTTAAGTTCTGCAAGTTCTGCGTCACCATTAGCATTTTCTATTGATGTTTCTTCCACTGCAGGTGCTGCTTCAATTTCTGCAGCCTCGACAGTGACTTCTTCTGCAACTTCTGTCATTGCATCCAAACGATCCTGCAATTGTCTCATATCAACTGTTGTAAACATTATGCTCTCTTTTCTCTACCTACTGGCTGTTCTTCACCACCCTGTGCTGCTGGTGCTGCGTCAAACTCATCATCCATGTCCATTGTTGGTTCCATGTCTGATACATCATCCATATCCATGTCTGTATCCATACCCATTGGTTCTGCAGGTGCATCTCCAACTAGTAAACGAGTTGCGTTATCTGCTGCAACACGATCTGCTTTCATACTATCCAGTGTGCTTTGTAGTGCACCTGTCATGCCTGCCATAAAATTATCTGCAACGTCTGAACCCATTTCATCACGAATCTTATCTGCTACTGGTGCTAAATCTTCGTTTAGCATTTCACCTACATCTTGTATCATTGCATCGTACTTGTCAACCATACTTTTTGCAGCCATAATAAGTTCACTTGACTCCACTTGACCTTCAGTTACTACACTTTCATTTGCTTTGGCTTTTTTATCTTTAGCAGCCTTTTTCATAGACTCTTTTTTATTGCCATCACCGTCAATGTCAATGTAGTCTGGCTTTGCTTTCTTTTCTGCAATATGTTTGGTAAGTGCTTCAAGTGCAATTTTCATTTCGTAATACTTTGTACGAGTTTGACTTGCACTGCCAAGTTTACTTTCATAAATGTTCATTTGGCTACTAAGATTTTTATGCAAACGCTGCGCTTTTGCTTCACTCAGGTTATCTAAGTCTAATGCATATCCGAATACACGTTTTGCTAACTGGTTTACTTTTGCTGCGTTTGGAGCAGGTACGATGTCGTTAAGGTTCATGGTTCTTCCCTTTAAAATTATATAAGTGTATTTATTAAATTGAGATAGTTTTGAGAAGTTGTGTAAGAGCTGCATCCACTTGATGTAGTACTGGCATGTCAGCACTTATACGATGACTCATTATTGTTTTTTTAAATTGATTGCTTCTACGCAAATGATAGTGGTAAATGTCAATATCTGTTTTAATTTTTTGTAGTTTTCTATCAAGTTCTTTAATATCATTTGCTTTTTTACTGTTGTTTTGCAGTGTACACAGTGCATATCCAACTGCGCTTTTGCGTCTAAAGAAATTATTACCTTGACATTCCCATACACCATAGAAGTTTTTAATTACTATGTTGTTAACTTTTATAGTACCATGATCTAGTTTGCGGATTTTTATTTCAGGAACAAAATCAAGTAGACGATCAATACGTTGATGAAGTGTCTGCTCTTTTGCTAAGTTTATAATAGATGCTGTCATTGGTATTTTGCCTAACTAGGATAGATTTTTCAGCGAGACGTTTTGCAACTAGTTGTTCTCGTTCAGACAAATCTTTTTTACTTACAAGTTTTTTCTCACTGATTGTCTCAATAAGTTCTTGTTCCTCTCCTGATACAAAGGTCTGAAGACCATTTGTAAACTCTACAAAACGCATTATCGTAAACTACTTACATTAACATCAACCATAGCACCTTTTGCACGGCGAATCATATTTGCTCGTTCTGCTGGTGATAGTTCATCTGTAATGCTTATCATGCCGTTGGGACCTGTTAGGTCAATTTTTTTATCAGACAAGTTCATTGTAAAAGTAATACGCGGATCATTTGGATCTGCAAATGTTGCAGTAAAACCCTGTGTACCTGTAAGTATATACTGTGCTTCGTATAACTGTACAGAGATACCTTCACTCATTCCATACTGTGCTTCTAATAGTTTCATCTACTTGCCTTGTTTAATGCTGCTACACGCTTACTTGCTGGATTTACTCTCTTAGTTTTTTTAGACTTGCGTACCATCCTCGGACCTAATCTAGCACGGGTCATTTTTAATTTAATACGTTTCTTTATATCAGGTGCTGCAAAGCATTGTGCTGGTGAACTTACTATACGGCTTTTACGCCTACCGCTGGTGCAACGAAACTTACGCACTACCTTAGTGCCGCGTTTTGCCCATGCCATGCCTTCGATAAGTTCATTTAAAATCATACTGTATTTATACTACTAGCCCAGTAGTAGAAAGAGAAGTGCGCCAACTGCAGCCACTAAGGTTCCAATGATGCCTATACCCCAACTAATTAGTTGACTTTGGCGATCAGTTTTCATTTTCATCATCATGTCTCGCATTTCAGTTAGCATGCGCTCAAACTTGTCCATGCGAGAACTTAAATTTTTAAGTTCTCTGTGCAAACCATTATACCTTTCAGAACACATGTCCACATGTGCTTCAAGAGATTCTTTTTCTAGTTCCGACATAACTAATCACCTACCTTAGGGTGATGTCTAGATTATCTATTTTTTTATATGTGCCTAGTATTGTTTTAAGTGTGCCTGTTTTTCTAGCATCATATATATTTATACTGTTGTAGATTGAGGGAAAAACTGTATATTAACAAACTCTTTGTTCCTAGTTTGAAATACACTAGGAATAAGTTCTATTGTATTTTCTAAATTAGGTATAACAGGCACTAAATTAAATACGTCATGGAGTATATCACAGTTATCCCCAAAGACTCCAGTATGTTCAGTGCCAATTGCAAATATCCACATGCTTGTTTCTGGACGTATCATTTGTATTGTAAACTGGTGTTTTGTACCTATTTTATTGTATACTTTACTTTGTATAAAGTTGTCATTTTTTGTAAAGTAATGTTTTTCTGGATATTGTATTATTTGTGGCTGTGTAAGCAAGCCAAAAGTTTGTAGCACTGTTTCCCAATTACGTTGTTGATTGCGTTGCAATCCGTCGCCTCGAGTTACGCCTGTGCAAGTAACATCTACCATGCTTATACCATATACTACTGTAGGATAATCGCTGATCATAAAGTATTTACTCATAAAAAAAGCGGTGCTAAAAAACACCGCTTTTAATATACTTAAACAAAAGTTAACTAATTATGCTAACTTAAATGCTGTCTTTGTTGTAATTGCTGGTGTGCCTGCTGCAAAGTTAACGCCGTCCACTGTACCTAAGTTTAGGATGTCTTCTTCCAAAGCCTGCTCCAATGTGCCTGTTACAGTACCGTCTGCTGATTTATAATCTGATCCAAGAAACGAACCTTCTAGGATAACGTCAATCTGCTGACCTGTGCCGTAAACTGCTCCTGCAATGAGGATATTTCCGTATGTTTGGATTGTATTAAGAACTGTTTCCATTGCAATTGCGCTTCCGTCAGCGTCAACATTAAAGTCAACCATTAATAATGTTACTTCTTTTCCAACAAATCTGTGCTCTCCAATTAGAGTGGCTACTGCTGGATGTGCTTTTGTTAGTGATGCCATTTTATTATTCCTTTATCTCTCTATAATTTTTTATACTTCAAAATGTGCTACTACAGTTGTTGTGATGCCTGTTGAGCCCACACCAAAGTTTGATACTGCTGCTGGTGCTATACCTTCTGAAAGTACATGCACTTCATCTGATGCTCCAGCGTTAAATCCGCCAGTTGTATCATCGCCAACTGCTACTACGGTTGCAGTAAGTGCAATGAATCGTAGAGCAGCATCAAGTTCTGCTTGTGTCATATTGTTTTTTGCTAATTTTGTGAGGTGTAATGCTTTACCATGTGAGTTAAAGACATTGCCAACTCCTGTGTGATCTGTATTTTCAGCCATTTTCTACTCCTTACGCAATTGCATCTTGTAGTGCTGCACTTGGTCCACCACGGATAACTGTTTGTGCGCTAAGGTCAATTGAATCAACTGTGCCTAGTGCCTGCAATGCTGCCGCTATAACAGCCATTGAAGCAAAGTTTGCTACTGCTGTATCTGTTGTGCAACCTTCAATACCAATATGCTGTCGTGTATTACTATCAAACAATGGTCCCTGGTAAACTACTGTACCAAATGTTCCCATCAAAGATGCAACCTGTGCCAGTGTTGATTCAGGTCCTGTCTTTCCAGAAACGTCCGCACCATAATCAACCTCAACATATGTCATGTTTTCTGTGCTTCCGCCCATAGACACTGGTAATGTTGGCGTTGCGACTGGGTGTACTCTTGTAATTCCTGCCATTTTTCTTCTCCTATAATTTGCAGACTATTTTGTCCTGCTTAGAAGTATTTATGCTTTTAATAGGATTTTATCCAGTGAAACTAGTTTTACCAATGGCGTAACCTGCAGCAAATCCTGCTGCGGCTTTTGCCCACTTGGGGATGCCTTTTTCTGCGGGTATAAGTTTTTTGTTTTTAATTGTACCCATGTATTGCTTGCTAATGTCACTGCGGAACTTGCCGTCCACACGCTGACTGTTTACCATTCTAGCACTGAGCGCACCGCGTTCACCTGCATTAGTTCTACCATAGTCTGCACTTAAACGTCTTGCTTGTTTCAGAAAACTACCACTAATGCCAAGATTCTTTTGTTGACGCATTAGGAAAGAACGATCCATGCTTTGATTACTTTTACCGCTTGCAATATCACGCAAGAAACGCTTAAAGCCAAGTTCATCAAAATTTACGTTGCCACCGCCAGTAACACCTTTGTACTTGCTAGGATTATTAATTATACTTGCAAGATTATGAAGGTCTGTTGCGCCTGGCTTTACGCCACTAAAGTTCATAAATTTAAGTGTATCTTTTGCATACTTGGCTGCAAACTTAGGATTTTCAAAACGCATCTGTTGTAGCATTAATAGTTGTTCAAAGAAACTTTCACCTACATCTGCCATGTTTCGTCCCACTGTATCACCAGCATTACGAATATAACGTGCTTCTGTTATTTCTTCTCTAATAAATTCAAATGCCATTATCTATTCCTTAAACTAACAATTTTCTTTGGTGGACCTTTACGCCAACCAGTATAGAATACGTCCTGTCCTTTATAAGGTTCTGTTTTGACAGATGGCGCAGGACTTGAAATTGGTGGTGCTGCTACTGCAGGAGGAGGCATTATTTGTGCTGGATTAGTTACAACTGGTTCTGTCCTAGTTTGTACTTGAGATGTTGCATCAGTTTGTGCTTGAGTTGTTGCGTCAGTCTGTGCCTGGGTCTGTGCGCCTGTCCCTGCTTGTGCACCTGTGCCTGCTTGTGCGCCTGTGCCTGCTTGTGTGCCAGTGCCACTACTAGTGCCTGAAGTAGCACCCGGTACTCCTTGACCTGCTTCATCACCTGGTCTTACAATAGGTGGAGGTAAACGCTCGGGTTTTGTTTTGTCATCTGGTCTTGTTGTTGAGCCTGCACTAGTTGTGTCTCCTGATGTTGTTTTACTAGTATCTTTGCCTATGTTAATATCAACCTGATCAGGAGGAACAAGTGAAGGTTTAACATCATCTTTACGATCACCACCAAATAATCCGCCTACTGCGCCTGCAACCGTGTTAAAAACACCACCAACTGCATCACCTACACGATCCAACCAACTAGTGCCAGTAGTGCCAGCACTAGGTTTAGGAGTAGTAACAACATCATCGTCTGCGCTTGTACTTGGACTTACTTCAAAGTCATCTATATCATCAACTTGTCCTGTTGTAGTTCTACCAGTTACAGTACCCATGTCTTTGTATGGAACAAAACCTCGCTTTTCTTTGCTTAATACACCGCCTGCATTAGGATCCACTTTATATGTTCTTCCATCTATAGTTACTACTGTGCCATCTTTTAAACTTGGCAATGCTTTTCTAGCATTTGCTTGATTGCTAAATGTAGTGCTATTACTTGCAATTACATCGCCAATCATTTTACTAATGTTTGCAGCCGTTTCTTTGCGGCGTAACAAACCGTCTTTACCTTTTACATAGTCACCGGGTTGTGCTGGCTTATTGCCTGTAGTACTACCACCTGTTAACCAATCCCATGCACTTGATAAAGCACTTACAATAGGAAAGGCTACATTTCCTAGTTCACTTGGATCTTTAGGAAGTGCGCCTGCGTCTTGTCCTCGTTTTATTTCATCTGCGTATACTTGTGCTTCGTCACGATTACTGTCTATCCAGCGATCAATATTTTTTGCTGTATTTGGATTGCCAGCGATCGCTGCTCCGCCCGCAATTAGTAAACCATAAAGATACTTCGCAAGAGGTATACCAGCAACTATTGGTGCTTCATTAATACGCTGTCGAGGTTGTTTAAACTCTCTTAGTCTCATTACTTGCTCCAGTTCTTAACAGCATTGAAATTGTTTTTACTAAACTCCATGCGGTCAACTAGTTTAACTGCACCACTGTCACTACCTATTGCAACAAAGCCTTCTGGATTTGTTACTGTATAACCTGTGTCTGTTCGTAGTAGTGATTTTATACTATCCACTTTATTTAACTTACTTATCAACATATTTTTGAGAGCAATAATGTCTTTGTAAACTGCTAGTGCGCTTGCAATGCCTGTCATGTTATCACTAACAAACTTATTCTGTGCATCAATTTTATCTGTACGACTTTTTACTGCAGGACTAGCGGGATCTTGGTTCTTAAGTTTTGCAATTTCTTTTTGTATATAATCATTGTACCATTGTGTAAAATCTGTAGCAAAACTCTGTACGTCATCTATTTGTGTATCACCACGTCTAATGCGGGCATTTACATACTGCATCATCAGTGCCTTGTATTCGCCGCTGACTGCGGCAAAGTCTGCAGATCCCAATGCTTTAGCCGCAGCATTTAATCCTCTTAGCATTTGTGCATTTTCTGTTTTACTTAAACTTGCTGTGCCACTTAGGTCTTTGTAAGTTGCGTCATCAAACCATACTGCACTTGTTTTGTTAAGTTCTGCAACATTGGCGCCAAAACTTGCTTGCATGTCTGCCATGTTGTCGCCTGTATAAGTTGTGTGAAAAATAATTCCCATTTGACTTGCTGCAATGCGCTTACCAAGTTCACTGTTTTTTGGAACTGCATATGCAATAGTGTTTGGTTGAAATACTAAACTATCTTCGCCATCAATGTCAGCAGTTTCTAAATCTGCTTTTGTATACATCATGTCGCCTTGCAGTATGCCTTGTATACCTAGACTAGGAAGTAGTTTTAGTGCTAGTGCTAGTTTCTCACGCAAGCCGCCACTGTAACCATACTTGTCTAAGTCTGCTGTGCTTTTAACAAGTTTGCCTGTTTTACTAAACACACCTTTTGTACCAACAAAAAACTTGCCGTCTGCTGGATCTGTGCCTGTAAAGATAGCAGGTGCACCATCCCACTTTACAGTTACGCTACTATTAGCAGGTGATATAGCACCACCTTCTTCTAGCATGTCTCGCACACTGTTTATATATTGCAATGCACTACTGGCACCACTTTTGCCTTGAAGAAAAACTAAATCTTCAATATGCTCAAGGTGCAGATTTTTGCCTTCTGCTTCCGCTACTATTTCTTTGAAGCGCATTTGCTTTCGTTGACCCGTCTAATACCTCGCACAAAACGTTTTGTATCCTGATTTTTAATACTGTTAAGTAGCCTGCGTTCTAAGTCGCCTGCGGTATCAGGATCGTAGTGTTTGTGCATTTCATTGATAAGATTAATTGCACTTTCTATTACATTTGTTGCACGACTTTCCATAACATGTTGCCTATCTTTTTCAACAATCATAGTATTAAGTTCGTGTAATATGCTTCTAGTCTGTTTACGCATTACTTTACCCTATCTTTTTAGTATTTATCGGTTAAATACACTATTACATATTGTAACACGGAGAGAGAATATGTCAACTATAGAAAATCCTGGTTTGCATTTTGCAACCTTGGCGAAAATAGCATACATGACCGAAAAAGACAGTAAGCCTATAGCACATACAATGGGTTATACTAAAATAAAACTTATAGATCATAAAGGTGCAGAATGTTTGTTCCTAGAAAATAGTGAAAGAATTGTGCTTGCATTTCGTGGCACAGAGCCAAAAGAGTTTAGTGATATTAAAGCAGATCTCAAAGCATGGAAACGTCCTAGTGAAACTGAAGGCATGGTACATGCTGGCTTTTACGACTACCTTGAGCGTATATGGGATACTGTTGAGAACCATATAAACTATGGCAAACGTGAAGAAAAACAACTGTACATATGTGGACATAGTTTAGGTGGTGCAATGGCAACACTTGCTAGTAGTAGACTAAACGACAGAGTAGTTGCTTGCTATACATACGGAAGTCCTCGTGTAGGAGGCAGAGATTGGCTTGCAAAGCAGACGTTTGAAAATCACCGATATGTAAACAACAATGATATTGTTCCTCGTGTACCATTTGCAATTATGGGATTTAGACACTATGGTGAACTACACTACATCAACTACTATGGTAATCTGCGTAAACTTACACCCTGGCAGAAGTTTAAGGATAGTTGGCGTGGACGTTTTCGTGCATGGAGTAAACTAGAATTATTTGATGGTGCTAGAGACCACAGCATGGACTCATATGAAGCAAAGATTGCTAAAAATTAAATCCATAATCTCGTCGGTCTATTCCTTTTAGTTTATCCTGACGATCTAATTCACTTATGGTTTCTACACCTATAGGCGTACTGGGATTAAAGTAACTTGGATACCTTGCATCATTTACAATGTAGGGTAATCCTTGTTGTGTGATCCAGTCTATGGTTTGTTGCTTGTATGGTAAATTTACGTTAGTTGAAGTATAACTAACACTTATATCACACTGTAAGTCTCTAAACTTGGTTAAGTTTTCCAACAGTTTACTCCACTGTAAGGGCCAACGTTGGTATTCAAAAACTTGTTCAATACCATCTATACTTAAACAAATTATTACACGCTTAAACTTTGCTAATACTTGCAAAAGTTTTTTGTTTATTTCAACACTACCATTTGTTACAAGACTTATTACACAATCCGGATTTAGTTGTTCTAGTATTTCTATATTACGTTGTTCCAACAGTGGCTCTCCACCCACAAATTCCACAAACTTTGCAGTGTCATATTCTATTTGTATATCCTCAAGTATTTCATATTTGTATTCTTTGTTTTCTTTGTCTATACTTTGCCATTTAGTGCTAAGTGCACCACTGCACATAATACATGCACCGTTGCATAAATTGCTTGTGGGAACTTGATAGATAGTGGGAGTGTATCCTTGTTTGCTTACCATTGCTTTTAAATTATCAATGTTCAGATCATAAAGATTATCTGCTAGTGTGTTTCTTATTTGTCTTTGACTAGACTCTCCACGTTGTTCTGCTTGCCAACATTTTGAACATGCACTATTAGGTACACCATCAAGTAGATCCTGTCTTACTTTTTCAATATCATAATCGTATGTCATCCAGCAACAGTATCTAAAACTAGAATTATCATATTGACTTTTATCTAAAAATGGACTTGGAAGGTCTTTGCCTAACCATGGTTGAACACAAAAAGTTTTACTCATAATACTGTACTAGTTCTGGGAACACACTACGCCAGTTTAGATTACGCTGTGTATCCCAGAAGTCCATGTATGCTATCATACTATCATGCTCTGTGTATCTATCCATGCTTATCATACCTTGCAATTGTAGGTTGTTAGTTTTAATTGTTTGTATCAGTGCTGGCGGAGTTTTATCACACGCAAGGTTGCCTGTACATTCATGCAAATTTATTTCTGTTGGATCACCTAGCCTATTGTCTGCAAACTCTGTATCCACCCAGTGTTGAAACCTATCAAAATAGGCAATGTTAAATGGATTTACTGTATAGTTAAAACGGAACAGTGTATTTACTGGTGCAATCTGTCTTATTGTTTTGCAGTTATTTACAAAGTTACTCCACTTCTGAGGATAGCGTATATATTCAAACTGTTCGCCTACACCATCTGCACTGAACTCTATCTTTACTAGACGAAATTTGCTTATAGTATCCCATGTTCGCTGACTGGGCAGTGTTTGCGCACTTACTGTGTATTGTATATCACACTGTTCTGGATTTTTTATAAGAGCAAGAAAGTCCAAGTGGAGATCATTTGCAAATGGTTCTCCACCTTTAAAACGTATGGTGCGAACATTGTCCAGATTGAATTGTTTTAGATTTTCAAACTGTAGTTTGTCAAACATAAAAGGTTTAACACCACCAGTTTGTTTATACCAAGTACTACTAAAGTCACTACTACATATTATGCAAGCATTTTGGCAAACATTGTGTAACATCAAATCCAGATGCTGTACTGTGTCATCATCATCTACTACTACGTCAAAACTACTGTGTCTAAAACTACTGCCGCCATGCGTTTCTAATGTCTTACACGCATTGCATGCAGGAACCCAACTATCTATGTGAGAAAATTTGTTTCTAGCGGTTTGTATGTTTTGGGGTGTAAGGTCTGGTATAATTATTTCTTCATCATACCAACAACAGGGTGTTACACTATATCCTCGACTACGTTTCTCAATGTTAATACCGTTGCTTAAAAAAGCACAAAATTTATTCATTGTACTCTTATTTAATCACTTTTTTCTAAAACCAATCTATAACTGGTATAAATAAAACTGTTGCAACTTGCAACACTTGGCACAAATAAAAGAATTTAGGCAAACAAAGGCACACAATGAAGTTACCTAAGGACGCAACGGCTCAATTAGAACGATTACTAGGCAGATTCATAAGGCATATTCCGAACAATGCTGAATATCATAACAGGCTTATCGAAGAACTAGAGATTATTCTCAAACTTCGTTTCGTCGATTACTTCCTCACAATTTGCGATGTACTGACGCTAACCCGTGACATTACTCATATGACTCGCGGTTCAGCAGGGTCTAGTCTCGTCTGTTACCTACTGGGTATTACAGACGTGGATCCCATAAGATGGCAAATACCGGTTGCACGTTTCCTAAATCCTTTGAGAGATGATTTACCAGATGTGGATATAGACTTTCCACATTGGCAACAGAACGCTGTAATGCAACGGATATTTGATAAATGGCCCGGCAAAAGTGCCAGGATCAGCAACTATGTTACCTATAAAGAGCGCGGTGCCCGCAGAGAAGCGGCACGCCGTCTTGGCGCATCTGGTAAACTTCCTCGCAATTTTAAGTACGAAGATTTAGACATAGACAAGGAAGAAGCAATGAGAATCGAACGAAAACTAATAGGCAAAAAGAAAGCAATATCGAAACACTGCGGAGGTGTACTTGTATTCAATCACAAGATACCAAAAAGTTTAATCAACGCAGACAATCAAATACTACTGGACAAGCGTGAAGTAGAAGATTTAGAGCATCTTAAGATAGATATCCTCGCTAACAGAGGACTTAGCCAATTGTTAGAAATAGACAGCGATACCCCACTTGAAGCATACCCTGAAGAGGACTTTGAAACAAGTCAGATGCTTTGTAGAGGAGATGTTATTGGTGTAACACAAGCAGAGTCGCCAGCAATGCGCAGACTTTTCCAAGCAATACAACCACAAAGCAAAGCAGACTGCGTATTCGCTACTGCACTTATTAGACCTGTTGCTACTACAGGCAGACAAAAAGCAGCATTTTTTCAGGACTGGACTGAGCAACGCCTAGAGGATACTATTGTATATGAAGATGATGCTATTAGAAAAATAGCAAAACTTATCAACTGTGATATGTATGAAGCAGACATGTATCGTCGTGCGTTTGCAAAACGTGATGAAGAAAAAGTTATGCAGTTCATGGAGCGCATGGGCGACAGTGAACGCAAGGAAGAAATTATACAAGAACTATATGGACTTGGTAACTTTGGATTGTGCAGAGCGCATGCTGTAAATCTAGGCAGACTTATCTGGGCACTCGCCTATAATAAAGCACACAACCCAAAAGAGTTTTGGCGTGCTGCACTTAAACATTGTCAGGGCAGTTACAGACGCTGGGTACACAAAACAGAAGCAAAGAATGCAGGTTGGGATCTGCGTGACTTAGGATATCCAAATGGAATTACAGAATCTCCACAGCAACAATACAAACGTCACGGATACTGGACACAGCCAGAGTTTATGCCCAGTATGTTTATACAGGAGACCTGGGGCGATAGAGTAAACTTTGCAGGCTTAGTTGCTAATGGGCGTGTGTTTCGAGGTGAACAAGGACGCTATGTTACATTTGTAACACTGGGTGTAAACAATGGCGAATATGTAGATGTTACTATTAAAAAGCCGTTTGGATATAGAGACAGTGATGTAGTTGCGGGCAGTGGAAAGATACGCATGAGCAATGGTGCTCGTTATATTGATTGCTATGATGCAAAAGGCTACAGACTAGATCAATACCTTAGTCACTAGTCTTAAGTCCAGCAAGCATGTTTTTTAGTTTACTGCTTTGTACACTTGCAGTAATCTTGTTTGCTTCTTGATCTGGCGCAGTGACTACGCCCCCGCTATCTTTATTTTTAAGTTGATCATAGATACTGCTTGACTGTTTCTTAAACTGTTGATACTCCTCATCCTCTCCCAAGTCCCGGATGCGTAAACTTTCAATATCAAACTCTAAATCAATCTTTTGACCAACGCCGCTACTACTTCTAGTTTTCATTAACTGTATCTGATAGCGTCCACGCTCGCGCATAGCACGACTTGTAAAGATACCAAACACGTTATCCGCTGTGTTGATCTTACTAAGACCACCACTAATGTGAGAATGA